AGTGGTCCCAATAGTTTCAGTGGTAATAATACTTTTAGTAGTGGTAATACTTTCAGTGGCAATAATAGTTTCAGTGGTGATAATAGTTTCAGTGGAAATAATACTTTTAGTGCTGGTAATACTTTCAGTGGCGATAATAATTTCAGCGGTGAAAATACATTTACAGCAAAAACAAAATTTGAAGATGATGTAAAAATTACTGGTAATAATGAGGTTATAGGAAATATTATTATGAATGGAGTTTCTGGACCAACAGGCAATTATATACAATTTCCTGATGGTACTCAACAAACAAGCGCAGCAGCATCAATTGATAATGTAGCTTTATTAACAGCATCTACCCAAACTTTCCAGGGAGCGAATACTTTTAGTAGTAATGGTGATGCTGTTGTTATAAATAATAATTTAAAGTGCAACAATATATATTTAAACAAATCTGCTTATTTACATTTAAATATGGCAGATGATACACTTAACACTATATACCCTGCGTCGAGGGGTATGTCAATAAGTTGGAACTTAATTGATGGTTCTGGTGAAACGGAATTAATAAACTACAGTGAAGGAGTTACAGAGACAGGGTTTACATTTTATTCCTGTTCTAATGATTCCAAGCCTACACTTATTGCTACATTAGCTATAAATTATATTAATTTTAATTACATTCCGTCTTTAACTACCCCACCTACCTATCCTCAAACTACAAATACAAATCAGTTAGCAACTATTGGGTACGCAAATTCAATACCTCCTATTGGCACTATCTTAATGTATGCTGGAACAACAGTTCCTACTAATTATATTTTTTGTAAAGGTCAATCTTTATCACAAATAGGAACATATAAAAATTTATATGACGTTATAGGAACTAATTATGGAACAGGAGATGGGGAAGATACATTTTCATTACCTAACTTCCATAATGGAAGTTATGGCGTATTTCCAGTTGGTTCTGAAGCAGTAGATACGATTAGCATTAAAGTAAATGATACTAGTGTCGTAACTAGTGATAATAATTCATACATTAGTTTATCAGCAATGCCTCAACATAGTCATTCTCTAACATTTAATTCAACCCAATATGTATATGATTTTGGAACTTCCAATAATACTACTACCAGTAGTGGTGGTAGTAGTAGAGTTAATAATGCATCCAAAACCGATGTTCCTAGTAATACTAATACAACTCCAACAGATTCACAAACCCAATATTATCCTTCATTTGTTACAGTAAACTTTATTATAAAATATAATTAAAAACATATTTCTTTATTATTAAAATGGAATTTATAAAGGTTTATAAAAATAGTTTAAATGAAAATATATGTGAACGACTTATTACTATATTAGAAACGAACGAATCAACTAGTGATGGACGAATGCTAAAAGGTGTTGATAAAAATTTCAAAAATACAAAAGATTTAGGTTCAGATATTTGGAAAATATATGAGCCTAATTTAGACCAAGATATTTACAATGAATTACATGATAAATTACATACTTATTTTATTGACATTAATAATAGCAAAGAAACATTTATTCATCCATACAACAAATTAAATGATACTGGATTTCAAATACAAAAATATGTGATAAATGAAGGATTTTATAAATATCATAATGATTTTCATTTAGAAAATAATAAATTTAGAATGCTTACTTATCTTTGGTATTTAAATGATGTTGATGAAGGTGGTGAAACTGAATTTTTAAATATGATTAAAATTAAACCTAAAAGAGGTAGTTTATTAATTTTTCCTGCTTGTTGGGTATATCACCATAGAGGATGTATTCCTATTAGTAACGATAAATATATTTTAACTGGGTGGATATATGGATCTATAAATTAAAATTTTATTTATGCTTATTTAAAAAAGTTATATAAATAACATAAAAATACAAAAACAAATAAAAATTGAAATAAAAAGTTAAATATAAAATAATTAATTATAATAATGCCAATTCCTATCAAATGTTTCACATGTGGAAATACTTTAGCAGATAAGTATGAAGCTTACAAAGAAAAAGTAAGAGAAGAAAAGATGAAAAACAATCAAAGTACAGATAAAATCGTATATTTAACTCATGCGAATACAAAAAAATCCATTGAAGGAAGAACCTTGGATGAATTACAATTTAAAAAAATATGTTGTAGAACAATAATGTTAACACATGTAGATATAAATTAATATTTTATTATTATATGGTGAAGAGAACAAAAAAAAGAATAAATAAAAAAAGAAGAATGACAAGAAAAAAAAGAGGAGGACAAATATCATTAAACCCAACAGGATTTGTAGGAACGCCATGGGGTCCTAAACCATCGCAATGGCCGGAAGAACATAATGGGAATTGGTATACTTTAAATCCATATAAAACAATGATAGGTTATAATAGTTTATCTTCAAATATAAAAGGTGGAAGAAAAAAACAAAAAAAAGGTGGAAGACTATTACCTTCGGATGTTGTTGATTTATATCAAGGATTAAAGTATAATTTTGGAACTTTATCAAGTTCTTTAACAACAGCAAAAATGCCAGTAAATCCCGCCCCTTATTCTCAACCAAGTCTAACAAATCCTCTACCTTATAATTAAAATAATTTCTTTTCTATTAATATATGGCATTTCCTCGTAAAATAAGTAGCTTATGTGCGCCAGCCTTGTTTTATTTTGTTGTAGCAATTATTGCTTTAATTTGGGGTATTTGGACCAATTTAAATAATCATAATAAAATTGTTTTAGGGAAATATTCTGTGAATGTTATAAATACAACCCTGGTATTTGTTATTAAATTAACCTTTATTTTATTATGGACTTGGATATTAAATTTAATTTGCCGTGATGGTTATCCTGTAATTTCATGGATTTTGGTATTTTTACCTTTTATAATCATTTTTTTATATTTAGCTGCTGCTATGTTTTAATTATAAAGTAAATTTAATTAAATAATAAATATTCATTATATAATTAAATATGGAAGAGATATCTTGGAAAATAATAGATAAATATTTTAAAGAAAATCCTTATAATTTAATAGCACACCATTTGGATTCTTATAACAATTTTATATCCACAGGTATTAGCAAAATACTAAAAGAAAATAATCCCATTCGTTTTATAGAACAAAACGAATTAAAAAAAGACAAGGATTTAGAAGAAATTGAAGTAGAAGTTTTGAATCGTAATGAATGTTCGTTATATTTAGGAGGAAAAGAAGGAGATAAAATTTATTATGGTAAACCTATCATTTACGATGATGATCGTTCTCATTTTATGTATCCAAATAACGCAAGATTACGAAATATGAATTATGGAGTTACGATTCATATAGATGTATTAGTAGAATTTGTTTATTTTATAGAAGAAGAAAGAAAAGAACATACGATAACACTGGACCAAATTTATTTAGGAAAGATTCCTATCATGTTGTATTCTAATTTATGTATTTTAAATAAATTACCCAAGGAAGTTGTTTACAATATGGGTGAGTGTTTAAATGATTTGGGAGGTTATTTTATTATAGATGGAAAAGAAAAGGTTATTGTTAGCCAAGAAAAATTTGCGAACAATATTCTGTATACAAAAAAAATGAATAAAAACGATATTTATAGTTATTCTGTAGAAATTCGTTCTGTATCGGAAGACGCTTCAAAACCCAGACGAACAACTTCTATTAAAATCATGCGCCCAAGTAATACTTATTCTAATAATCAAATTCTTGTTTTTATTCCAAATGTGCGTAAGCCTATTCCTTTTTTTATTGTTATGCGCGCGTTAGGAATTTTAAGTGATAAACAAATTATTGAGACTTGTTTATTAAATTTACAAGAAAATAAAAGTTATATTGATTTGTTTATTCCAAGTATTCATGATGCAAATATGGTATTTTCTCAAATCGCAGCATTACAATATATATCTAGTTTTACAAAACGAGGTACATTATCCAGTGTTTATGATATATTAATGAATTACTTTTTACCTCATTTAGGCGAGTTAAATTTTTTAAACAAGGCTTATTTTTTAGGTTATATGGTGAATAAGTTATTAAGAGTCTTTACTGGGATAGAACAAACTACAGATAGAGATAGTTTCAAGTATAAAAGAATAGAAGTTTCTGGAGATTTGTTATCAGACTTATTTCGTGAATATTATTTAATACAACAAAAGCATATTAAATTATTAATTGAAAAAACATATTATTTTGGTAAAATCAATTATGAAAATGAAAATTTTCTTTTATTGATTGAAAACAATTATAAAACTTTCTTTCAAGAACGAATCGTAGAAAAAGGAATTCGAAAAGGCTTTAAAGGAAATTGGGGCTCAGACGTACATACAAAACGTGAAGGAATCGTCCAAGATTTAAATCGATTATCTTGGATGACTTCCATGTCTCACTTGAGAAAAATAAATTTACCTATGGATAGTACTTCTAAAGTTGTAAAACCACGTTTATTAAACAATACACAATGGGGATATATTGATCCATTAGATTCACCTGATGGTGGTAATATTGGGTTTCATAAACATTTAACCATTATGGCATCTATAACAAGTCAAGTTTCTTCTTTTCCTATCATAGAATGGTTAAAAGAGGAAACAGATTTACAATTAATCGGACAATGTAATAATAATACTTTGTATGAATCTACTAAGATATTAGTAAATGGTAATTGGTTAGGTATAACTCAAGAGCCTATTTTATTAACAAACAAATTAAAACTGTATAAAAGAACAGGATTAATACCAATTTATATAAGTGTAAGTTTTCAAATACAAGAAAATAGTGTTTATATTTATACAGATAGTGGTAGATTAGTAAGACCTATTTATTATATAGAAAAGGGCAAAATAAGTTATGAAAAAGCAGAAAAAGATTTAACATGGGTAGAAATTGTTTCAGGTACTTTGGAAAAAAAGGATAAAAATTATTCTTTAAAGAATAATTTATTTTATGAAGTGAAGGAGTTGTATGAGACAGAAGTTAAAATAGAAACATTGATAAAAAATCAAAGTATAATAGAATACATTGATGTGGTAGAAGAAGAATCCGCTTTGATTGCTTTTAATGAAACGCTAGTAGAAAATAATAAATATTATACTCATGTTGAAGTGAAACCATCGTTAATGTTGGGAGTATTGGGTAATTGTATTATTTATCCTGAAAACAATCAATTACCAAGAAATGTATTTTCATGCGGTCAAAGTAAGCAAGCGGTATCTTTATATCATACAAATTATACATTGAGAATGGATAAGATGGCGGTTGTATTAAATTACGGGCAAATACCTTTAATAAAATCTCGTTATTTGGAATATATTAATCACGAACAACAACCTTATGGAAATAATGCAACAGTAGCGATTATGTGTTATTCAGGATATAATGTAGAAGATGCTATTTTAATTAATGAGGGTTCAATTAAAAGAGGTTTATTTCGGACAACGTACTATACAACTTATGAAGCGGATGAAGAAATAGAAAATACAGGTGAAGTGCAAATAAAAAGTTTATTTACAGAAATAATGGTTCCAGGAAAAAATATTTCACGATTAAAACCTGGATATGATTATAGTTTATTAGATGATAAAGGATTAGTAAAAGAAAATACTCCTATTCATGACAAGATAGCAATTATAGGAAAGGTTACAACGACGAGCGATAACCAAAATGTCATGACTGATAATTCTGTATTTACAAAAAAAGGCCAATTGGGATTTGTAGATAAATCTTTTATTACTGAAAATGAAGAAGGAAAACGATTAGCAAAAGTAAGAATTCGTGAAGATCGTGTTCCAGCATTAGGAGATAAAATGGCAAGTCGCGCAGGACAAAAAGGAACATTGGGTTTAATTATTCCTGAAGAAAATATGCCTTTCACAAGTGATGGTGTTAGGCCAGATCTAATTATTAATCCTCATGCTTTACCTTCTCGAATGACTATCGGTCAATTAACAGAATGTTTGTTTGGTAAAGTTTGTTCTATGTATGGAGGATTTGGTGATAGCACAGCGTTTTCGATAAAAGGTCCAAATACAAAACTATATGGTAAAATGTTAAATGATGTAGGATATCATTCAAGTGGTAATCAAATGTTATATAACGGAATGACTGGAGAAATGATTCAATCAGAAATATTTATTGGGCCTACTTATTATTTGCGTTTAAAACATATGGTGAAAGATAAAATTAATTACCGTGCGAAAGGCCCTAATACAGCTTTAACTAGACAACCCGTCCAAGGAAGAAGTAATGATGGAGGTTTAAGAATAGGAGAAATGGAAAAAGATGCGATTATCGCTCATGGTGCTTCCAAGTTTTTAAATGATTCATTTATGAAAAGAAGTGATGAATATTACATGGCTGTATGTAATATTTCAGGTTGTGTAGCTGTATATAACCCTTCATTAAATTTATTTTTAAGTCCCTTTGTAGATGGTCCATTAGTATTCAAGGAAGGTGTAGACAATAAAAGTTTACATTTGAATAATGTAAGTAGATTTGGAAGAAATTTTTCTATTTTACGGATACCATATGCGTTAAAATTATTAATACAAGAAGTATTAGCAATGAATATTCAAATGCGTCTTATTACTGAAGATAATATCGATCAATTTGTTAGTATGTCATATTCCAATAATATTAATAAATTATTGAATAAACCAAATGAAGATTTAGATAAAGTTATTAAATCATTCAAAGAAGAGACATTGAAAAAGAAGAAAGAAATGGATGCTGAAAAATATTCTACTCAAGAAACAAAACATTTCGAATATAAACAAGCAGAACAAGAAGAATATCAAATATTGAAATCTCCTATTCAATTACTTCCCAGTTATACAACTGGAGAAATAGATGAAGATTATAAAAGTCCAGCTTTGGCTCCTTATAGTCCTGCTTTGAATGCTTATAGTCCACCTATGGCTCCAGATGAAGAAGGTGAAAGTCCACCTATGGCTCCTTATAGTCCAGCTGTAGAAGGTGATATAGAAAGTATAAAATATGGAACTCCAGGTGATGAATACCAAGTTCCTGATTATATGAAAGGTTATCAAGCACCAAGATTGGATGATGAAAGTATTAATTATGGTACTCCCTCTGATAAAGAGAATTATATGGTATTAAGAGATGATACATTAAAGGATGTGTATCAAGCACCTGATTATATG